TCGATCGAAGAATTCCAAAAGAACTGTCGGTTCATCTTCACGTGTAATTATAAAAATAAAATCATAGAACCTCTACATTCTAGGTGTTCTGTAGTTGATTTTAACATCAAAGGTAAAGAGAAAGCACAGTTAGCAACAACTTTCCTTAAGAGAATCAATACTATACTTGAGACTGAAGGAGTTGAGTTCGAACTTAAGGTAGTGTCGGAAGTAATAACTAAACATTTTCCAGACTTTAGACGCACTCTAAATGAATTGCAGAAGTATTCTTCTCGTGGTAAAATAGATGTAGGTATACTTGCACAAGTTGCTGATGTAAAGATCAATGATCTAATCAGTTACCTTAAGACACGTGAGTTTACAAAGATGAAGAGGTGGGTCAAATCTAACATAGATAATGAACCACATGTGATCATGCGAAAGATCTATGATAATCTCTATACCTATCTGACTCCTAAGAGTATACCCGAAGCGGTACTAGTGATAGGTGAGTATCAATACAAAGCATCATTCGTAATGGATCAAGAGATAAACTTAGTAGCATTCCTTACTGAACTAATGATGAGGTGTGAGTTTAAATGAAAACATTCCATGACATTTTTCCAACTAGAGTGTATGAATACCAGTTAGATGATGATGACATGGGGATGGTAGATGAAGCTATGGAGTTTGTTAAAACTCTTAACTTCCAAATGTATAATTACCCTGCAGGTGTTAGAACTAGTAGAGGTGACATACACAAAGAAGAACAGATGTTACCCTTAATGGGATTTTTTGAGGATGTATTAGATGAAATTAGATGCGAACTTGCACTCCAGTGTCACGAACTTAAAATTAGTCTCGCTTGGGCTAATTTTGCTCCTGCCAGATCGGGTGTTGGTCACCCTCTTCACCGTCACCCTTATTCTTATCTCTCTGGGGTCTTCTATTTCACAGAAGGTTCGAACACAGTCTTCCAAGACCCAGTAGATATTCGTAATCTCGACACATTAGAGATTACAAGAGATTACTTTGATGGTCCTTTTGAGCATTTTGAGGCAAAACGTGGTAAACTATTAGTATTCCCAGGTTGGTTAAGACATTGGTCTGAACCACATGCCTCGGACTTTGACAGGTACACCATGTCCTTTAATGCATTACCTAACGGTCATGTAAATGCAGGTCCTCAAGGTGTACCTATGGCAAACATTACTGTCAACTAAATTATGAACATTTTCGTGACTGATCCAGACCCTGTTGCATCTGCACAGGTTCTACCCGACAAACATGTTGTCAAAATGCCCCTAGAAACTTGTCAAATGCTATCTATTGTAGCATCAGAGAAGTGGGGGCATGGTTTCGGTGTTCTACCTAAGGTAGATGGCGAACCATATAAAACAGAGAAGGGTGCGTTTCGCAATCATCCTTGTACTATCTGGGCACAGACTAACTTTCGTTGGTTGATTGACCATGGTCTAGCATTATGTGCAGAGTATACACACAGATACAACAAGGTACATAGTTGTCAATACACTATTGAGTGTGCTGATATTCTATTTCCAGACTGCCCACCACCTACTAACTTCACAAGGGCAATGCCTGATGAGTATAAACATGACACAAGCATTGACACTTTTACTGCTTACAAAAATTACATTGGCAGCAAACCTTGGGTTGCATCTAATTATCTACGTGACCCATCCAGAAAACCAAATTGGATATCCTAAATTATGACTTCAGTTTTCGAACTACAACTAGCAAAGAGTTTCCTATTCGGTTCATGTCCACCAGTATATACTTTACCTGGTACATGGACTAAGTGTAACGCACTAATACCTCATGCAAACTACAATCCAAACTTTACATTTGGAATTTCTATAGCAGTATTTGTTATACTATTAGCAGGGTTTGGAGTATACAAAGCATTCTTTAATAATGCAGACCTAGCAGATCCTTGGGATGATCATGACGACTAATTACGGACTAGAAATTGTATTCTGGGTTGTGATAGTATTATTTCTTATGTACTCAGTAGAAGAAAGTAAGAAATGAAACTACTTAAGACACCTCTACGCTATCCTGGTGGCAAATCTCGTGCTGCTGCAATGCTATACAAGTGGTTTCCTTCTGGGATCACAGAGTATCGTGAACCATTTTTAGGTGGTGCTTCTATGGCATTGTATTTCAGTCAGTTGCACCCTGATGTACCAATTTTTGTGAATGATTTGTATGATCATTTGTATAATTTCTGGTATCATCTACAGCGTATGGGTGATGAGTTATCTGAAGAGTGTTATAAGGTTAAGTTTGACAATCCAGAACCTGCATCAGCAAAAGCATTGTTTAAGCAAGCGAAGGATGAGATAAAGAACGTATGTGGTCTGCGTCAGGCAACCTTATTCTGGGTACTGAACAAGTGTAGTTACTCTGGACTAACAGAGAACTCATCATTTTCTGAAGCAGCATCCATACAGAACTTTTCTCTACGTGGTGCAGAGAAACTTAAGAAATATCCACCCATTATTAAGAACTGGACTATAACAAACAACGACTATGCTACAATGATGAGTGAAGCATGGACAGCAGGTAGTCACCCAGAACTTAGCATCAATAAAGGTAAGGCATTTGTGTTCTTAGACCCACCATACAAGATAAAATCATACTTATATGGTTCTAATGCAGAGTTGCATAAGGGATTTGATCACACTAGGTTCAGAGATGTATGTCAAGGTTGCACTCAACCATGGATGGTGACATATAATGTAGACAAAGGCATAGAAGAAGCGTTTGCTAACTACCGTCAAAGATATTTTGACATCACATATGGTATGCAGCATCGTGCTAACAACAAGAAGCAAGAGTTATTAATATCCAACTACGATGTAGCACCAGTAAACCCACTTGAGGCAGTTCTTTATGGCAGAGTATGAGTTTCCTTTAAAAGATTATCTAAACGGTATCAACCTTAAGATGGGTCACCTTGAGGACAATGAACGTGCTATGAAAAAGTATCCAAAGTTCGTTGTAAATCAGTTATTAAGTGAGCATGTTGACTGTGTGTTACACGTCAATGAAATGAACAAATATTACAGTCTAGACAACGCATTACAATATCAATATTTTCTATATAGTATTAGGAAATCGAAGAGATTTTCTCCTTGGACTAAAAAATCGACTGATAGTGACATAGATCTCGTTAAGAAGTTTTATGGTTACAGTAACGAGAAGGCAAGAGTTGCTCTTACCATCTTAACTCCTGATCAACTAGCGGTCATCAAAGCGAAACTTGATACTGGAGGAACAAAATGAGTGATGAGATCAGTTGGTCTCAAGATATGATGCTTGAGGTTTCATTAAAAGAACCAGACGACTTCTTAAAAATTAGGGAGACACTTACCAGAATAGGTGTAGCGTCTAGAAAGGAGAAAAAGTTATATCAATCTTGCCATATACTACACAAGAAGGGCAAGTATTATATTGTTCACTTTAAAGAACTGTTTGCACTTGACGGTAAGCAAGCAAACATCACAAAGAATGATATAGAACGTAGGAATAGAATTACAAAACTACTATTTGATTGGGGGTTGATCAATCTCGGTGTGGAAATCACTGACATTGCACCTCTTAATCAGATAAAGGTGCTTAGTTACAAGGATAAAGGTGACTGGACACTAGAATCGAAGTACAATATAGGGAAGAAGAAGGTCACTACTGAAGCATGAAACTACTTGGATTGAGGATCGATGACCACGACTCCAATATCACTTATACTAATGGTACTAAGGTACGATATTTGGCAACCGAAAGGTTATTTGGTATTAAACATCATGGATATGATAATGTATGGCAATGGGAAGATGTCCTAGACAGATGGGATATCAAGGTAGAAGAACTAGATGCCATTTGTATTATTACAGACGATATTGAGTTCGATACTGGTGAATTGTATCGGGAACTTGATATGGGATTCCCCTGTAGAACATTTGCTTTAGACCATCACTATGCACATCACCTTAGTCTCTGGCCACTAGGTGACATACCTGAGATAGGGTATGTTTATGATGGTTTTGGTAACAATGACAAGTCATATTCTAAATTTGTAAACAATAAACTAGTAGACTCTGGTGATGTTAATGACATCAGTTCTATTGGTGTAAAAATGGCAGAAGTAGGACGTGTTTTAGGTCTTTCTTCCGACCCACATGGACTAGATTTAGCAGGAAAAGTCATGGGTCTTGCTGCCTATGGTCTTATAGATAAAGAGTATTACAAAAACCTATCTAACTTCTCACTTAATGAGATGAGGGGTATATGGAACTACAAATCATGGCATAGGAAGTGGGATAATGATTTTGATATTAATTGGTTGAGGACAGTACATGAATATACTGGAGACAAGCTTGCTGAACATGTTAGCAGTACCGATGTCATTGGTTTTAGTGGTGGTGTTGCACAGAATTGCTGTTTTAATGGTAAGATCAAACGAACAGGTACAAAGGTAGTCATACCACCCCATGCAAATGACTGTGGTTTATCACTAGGTGCTGTGGAATTCCTCAGACAGAGGTTCCATGAGGTACCATTTAGTAATGAAGGGTTCCCATTCTGGCAAGATGACGAAGCACCAGAACAAGAAGCAGATGAAAAGACTATAGAGAAAGGAGCTAAGTCATTACGTGATGGTAGAATACTAGCTTGGTATCAAGGACATGGTGAGATAGGACCAAGAGCACTAGGTAACAGATCTATACTCATGCAACCACAGAATAGAAGAGCGAAGCAATATCTAAATGAAAAAGTAAAGCATAGAGAAGCATTCAGACCATTTGGTGCTGCTGTATTGAGAGAAGATGTATCAAAATATTTTGATTGTGATTATGATGTACCTTATATGAATACGTCAGTGCAAGTTAAGGATACAAGACTCACATCTATCACACATATAGACAATACATGTAGGATTCAGACGGTTGATGGTGATGGTCATTTTGCTAGACTCTTAAGAAGATATAAAGAGATGACAGGTGAGTCTGTTATACTAAATACGTCACTCAATATCGGGGGATCGCCCATAGCGTCTAGGATCTGGGAGGCAAAGGAATTATTTTCCAAGAAGGGTATACAGGACATGGCGATCGGTAATAATTTTTATGATAAATAGGCTTAGTGACCTAGTACATAACAATGGCAGAAGTAAAAGAAAAACCTAAAGGTCCTCTTGGTAAACTTAAAGAAGCAGTTGATGATAAAGAGGAGCAACTAGCCTACCTAGCAACACTAATAAGAGTGGTAGTTCTTGTGTGGTCCGCAGGAATCTTGACGTTAAATTACGTTAAAATACCAGGTTATGAACAAGGAGATAAGATTGATCCAACTTTCATAGCTTCGGTCTTCACAGGAACTTTAGCTACCTTCGGGGTCGCTGCGGGTGGTAAGAAAAAGAGTGCTGCTGATGGTGGTAGTGCAAACATATCTAAAAAAGATATGGAGTTCTTGATTGCTAAAGCATCAGAGACTGCTCCTGCTCAGACCATAAGGATTGAGTCAGGTCCTGTGAAAATTGTTCCTGATACAAAGTAAGACAATGAATAAATGGATCGGAATTAGTCTAGGAACTATCTTCGGTATATCACACATCGGAATGATAGGTTTACTAGCAACAAGAAAAGGATCAGAGATACCAGTAATGACTCCACCAGTGGGTGACTATACATCTTATGTTATCTCTGCAAATAAGGAAGGATATAAGATCAGTTACACTGCTAACGATCCTAAGACTGCATACATCACTAAGGACATCAAGAAGAAGGGTGGTTTCTTAGGACTTGCAAACAACACAACTAAGGTTGCTGAAGAATACTTCATGGATGGTCAGACTAATCAGGGTGGTCCTGTATCTAACAAGAGATCGTGGCAAGATCCATCTACAATAGTAAAAGGTGGTG